TGCATAAACCCTGAGTGGTGGCACTTACTTCCTGGCTCGGCGATACCTAAGAGCCAGCAAGAAACTGTAACCACCTCCGTGATGTCGCCTGTTAAGGCGTGTTCAGAACCCGGGTCCCTAGTGTGCTTGGAAAACGAAGCGGGGTTAGTAATTGGAATGGGCAGTAGGGTAAAGACAGGTGCAAAATCAGTCCTGCTCACAGCTTTCCATGTCCTCAAAATGAGTACCTCCAAGGTGTATATCGCTAAGGGTGGGAAAAGAATTGAGTTAGATAGGAGCTGGTGCGTGGATTGTTGGAATCGCGACCCTGAGCTTGATTTCGTGGCAGTGATAGTACCCGATAAGGTATGGTCCAGCCTCGGAGTCGCTTCAGCGGCAGCGAAAACAATGAGGGGCTCCCAAACAATCGTTTGTTATGGGGGAAAATCTTCTGTACAACTTTACTCTTCTGTCGGGCGTGCGAACATCGGGAAATGTGCACAAATACATCACACGGCATCCACAACTAACGGGTGGAGCGGGACACCGCTCTATCAGGATGGTATGGTTGTCGGGATCCACCGTAGTTTTGAAACTGTAGGGGAGTCGAACCTAGCGACGAACTTCCACTTCTTGACTGCGGAGACCGAATCTTTGATTAGTGATGGAAAGAGCATGGAGATCGATGAAGATGAGATCCGTTCGCGTGATAATCCCATTGACTATGTGATCGGGGGTCGCGGTGTAGTAACTTTCGCTGAAAGTGAATTTGCCCGCACCTACGAGGACTTCAAGAGAACCGATGATTGGGCGAAAGCCAACAAAGGCCGGTTATGGAGTGAGATAGTTGATGAAGATGAGGATTACGTTTATTTTGATTCAATGGAAACCCTGTTGTCAGAGGAGCATTTAAACTCCCGGCAGGCGGCGAGCGAGTGCTCGCTGCCGCCACTGACATCGGAGGATATCGATGGACAGAACGGAAACCTATCAGCCTCACCGGGATGCCACTCTACGGAGTCGGACAATCGGATGTGCGTTTTAGAGAAATTGGTCGAACAACTGACTCTCAGCGTCTTCAAGATGCAAGAGACTATTTCCCAGAACTCTGTGACTTTAGCTGGCCTGAACGCGGATCAATTGCGGAACTCGATTCCCTCTTGTTCCAAGCCGGTCGCCACAAAGCCACGCGTGCTCCCGATAACCTCAGTGAAGCTTGTAGAAGACTCATTGAAGAGTACCCTCGAGCCCCAGTCCCCCGTTACTTCCGAGGCCAAGAATGGTCACAAGAAGAGATCACGCAAGCGGTCTCGGAAGTCGCGGAGAGAGACGTCAACAAAGACGCCTCTCCCGGGGTCCCATACTTCAAACTAGGAACAACCAACCGAGCGGTTTTGGCACAACACATGCATTTTATATCTTTTGTTGTGGCCGCTAGGTTGGAAGCGCTCTCCCAAATGCCCTTAGAGGAAAATCTAAATCCTGAGGAGCTGGTGAAACGCGGGTATTGTGATCCTGTTAGACTTTTCGTCAAGCAGGAACCTCATCCGCGTCGGAAGATAGAGCAGAGACGGTTTCGTCTCATCTCTTCCGTCTCGCTAGCAGATCAACTTGTAGAACGATTACTCTTTGGGCATCAGAATAGAATGGAAATAGCGTTGTGGCGGACTACTCCGTCGAAACCCGGAATGGGTTTGTCCCTTCTCGAGCAGGCAACTGCTATCTGGCGAGATTTGGTTCACAAACATTCTACCGCCCCAGCCTGTGAGGCGGACATTTCGGGTTTTGACTGGTCTGTCCAGGAATGGGAATTACTAGCCGACGTTGAGATGAGAATTGCCCTTGGTCGTTTTCCTCCGAAGCTAGCTCACGCAGCACGTGCGAGGTTCCGTTGTTTAGCGGGTAGTGTCTTTCAACTCTCTAATGGAGAAATGATATCCCAAGGTTTGCCCGGTTTGATGAAATCGGGTAGCTATTGCACCTCGAGTACGAATTCTCGTATTCGGTGCTTGATGGCCAAAATCATTGGGGCGCCATGGTGTATAGCCATGGGTGATGACTCTGTGGAGGGTTACGTTGAAGACGCCAAACTAAAGTACGGGGATCTTGGGCATGAGTGTAAGGATTACGTTGCGTGCGAGGTGACCTCGTGCTACGAACTTAAAGGAGTGAATTTCTGTTCACACTATTTTGGAAACGGCACATGTTGGTTAACCTCGTGGCCTAAGACTTTAGTGAAGTTCTTTAGTTCCCCTAATCCACAATATTCTGATTTGAGTGCTGAACTTAAAGGAAATCCCCTTTGGGGGAAAATTTCGAGATATGTATGTCGGGTTGGTTTGGGGCCTGACAAAGATGGTGAAGAGGAAAAGATCACAGATAAGCAGACTGAACAGAACGGTCCCTGCCCTTCGGGTGGTGGAGACTGTGTCCTTGAAAACCCGCCGCCGCGTTCGACGCAGGCGACGGGGTGGTCCAATCCCAATGGAGATAGATTCGAGGGGTTTGCGGAGTGGTTACTCGGTGGTCAATCGGATGGCCCCGCCGGCAGCGGCTGGGGTAATCCTTGGTCGCCCGAAACCTAGCATTAGTACAAACGGGTCGGGGTCAGTGTGCCTCATAAACACCGAACAGATTTCGGGTGTCGCGACTACAACTGCCTTTACGGCAGCTGTGTTGCGCCTGGTTCCCTCGACCCTCCCATGGTTAAGTGGCATAGCAGCGAATTTCAGCAAATGGAGGTGGTTGAGTCTTCGAGTGATTTACATTCCTCAGGCTTCCACTAGTACCAGCGGCTCTTTTCACATGGGTTTTCAGTACGATGATACCGACACTAACCCTACTTCCTCGGCTAATATGTCCATGTTGTACGCATATACAACGGGACCGGCCTGGGCGGGATGGGAAGGTGCGGAGTTGATGCAAAAGCCTTATCTGTCTCCTCCCCCCGGATCAATAGTATCAGTTCTTGATGTGACTAGGTTTGATAAGCCGTGGTATGCATATATCACCTCGACAAACCTATCAGCTCTCTCTCCTCCTTTGACTCCAACGGTCTCGGGCAATTTATATTGCCCTGCAGAGTTGGTTTACGCGTTTGAGGCTGGACCCGTCTCCCCTGTTGGGGCTGGGCAGCTTTATATCCAGTATGAGGTTGAGATGATTGAACCGATAGCAGTTGTTAACAATGCTTAGACGTTGTTGTCCGGAATTCTAGCTCTGAATTTAAATTGAGCCTGTAGCTCTAACAGTAAATTGAGGCTCCTGTAGCTCTAACAGTAAATTGAGGCTCCTGTAGCTCTAACAGTAAATTGAGGCTCCTGTAGCTCTAACAGTAAATTGAGAGTATCTGTAGCTCTAACAGTAAATTGAGTCGCCCATCCTCCCAGGCGTTCTTTAAACCGG